AAAAACAAAAATTTTAAAAGACATTCTGACTCTTTTAAAGGCCGCAAAAAACTCGCCTGAACAGTTTGCATCTTTAATTAAAGATGACAAACCGCACCCACCAAATTCGCCAGAGGATAAAGCTCATGACGTAGTAGAAGAAGACGAAAGCTTAAGACAAGCGTTAGCTTTACTTGACTCGCCTGAAAAGCGATCAAGAATGTTAGAACATCTTCGCTCTTTGTCAGAGGCTTCTGAACAACGCTCCGAAGAAAACCGAGAGTATGGCATGTCAAAAGAAGAAGAAAAAGAGGATAAAGAATCAAAAGATTCTAAAGAAAAAGAAGAAATGGAAAAACGCTGCTGGGACGGATACAAACCTGTTCCTGGCAAAAAACCCTATTCAAAAGGCTCTTGCGTAAAAAAAGATGAAGATAAAGAATCAAAAAAGGATTCAGAAAAAGAATCCGAGGAGAAAGAAGATATGTCAAAGTCGCAAAAATCACCTCTAGAATTAGCCAAAGAGCTGCTTAAAGCGGCCAAAGAAACGCCTGAAAAATTTGCTGAATTGACAAAGTCTGCAGCTCCGGCTGCCGCTCCTGCAATGAAGCCTGCTTCTGCAAAACCTGCAATGCCAAAAACTTCTATGCCTAAACCTCCAGCTATGAAAGCTCCAGGAATGGCAAAAGAAGAAATGGAAGAAGACAAAAAGCACGACGAAAAAGAAGAAGATAGAAAAGAAGAAGACAGAAAAGAGGACATGGAAAAGAAGGCTAAAGAAATGTATAAATGCGGCTCAATGAAAATGTCTAAAAAACAAATTAAGGAAGATCTCAAAAAAGAGTGGAAACCAAAATTTAAAAAGGATTGCTAATATGAGTCAAAAACGCAAAGAGATCAAGAAAGATTTTACAGTCGTTGGAGTAACAAAACTTGCAGAGCAAAAGCAGGTACAACAGGAAGCTCCGCATGTCCCAGTAACGTTTGATGCTTGGTGGTTACAAACTCAGTCTAAATATAAGTTCAAACCTGAGCTAAAAGAAGCTATCAGAAAGCATTTTGCTGCTCGTGGATTTATCAACGACAGTCGTATGTTTGAGCAAGGCTTGAAAGATTTTGGGTACAATACCTAATCTTGAAAAGGATGTTGGAGGAATAAAAAATGGCACAAAGTTTTACTACACAAGACGGGATTACCCTAATAAACCCTGGTACTTACGTTAGCGTAACGGTTAGACCGAATCAAGGCGGAATCGCTACAGCAGGAGTCGTTACGATTATCGGCGAAGCGGACGAAGGTCCGGGTTTTCTAGATGAAGAAAACCTAGCTGATGTTGTATTTTCTCCATCACAAGTTGGAAAAGTATTAGCAAAATACGGTTCAGGTAGAATCGTCGAAGCTTTCCAGGCTTTGACTTCAGCAGCTAACGACCCCAACATCTTAGGCGCTGTCAATCAAATCCGCATCGTAAAGACTAATCAGTCTGTTAAATCGCAAGCTTCAGTCCTTAGTGCTACCTCTGACGCTTTTGCTCAATTGAAAGCCAGACGTGCAGGATTAGCAGGTAATCTTATCCGTTATTTTTCTGCGACTGCTCAGTCTGAAACAGCTCCTACAACTGGAATTTTTAGCTACACTCCGCGATTCAACTCAACTTCTTTCGGGTTGAGAATTAACGGTCAAACTCTTAAGTCAGTATCTGTACCTGCTAAAACAGCAGACATTTCTGCTTTGATTGAAGACGTTGCTGCCGGTATCATGTGCAAAGGCGGTAAAATTAAAAACGTACTATCTACTGCCGGTATTACAATTTCTGCATCTGTACTTAACGCTCAAACTTTACTTGTGACACTTCAAACAGGAAACACATGGTCATCAGCTCCAAAAGTTGGAGACACTGCTCTGATTCCTCAGTCTGGAGACTACGGCGCTGCTCAAGATTCAGCTTTGGCCGGTTTGGCTGGGCAGAACGCTGGTACGTACATTGTACAGGCTGTAACCAATACTCCAACCTCTGCTACTCTAACTCTTAAGGCCATAGAAACTGTTGGAGCTTTAGTTTCCTCAACTGGAACTGTAGCTGCAGATCTTACTGATATCATTTTAGTTTCTGAAGTAGAAATTAAAAATGTATCTGGAGACCGCAGACTTTCAACAGTTGGCGTTGACGGAACATATCAAACTACATTAAACAACGGTTCAACTGTAACCATTCAAGCTCCTGCTCAGTGGGCTAAGCAACCGAAAGCAGGTGATACAGTTAAGTTCGAAGCTTTGTTTGCAGGGATTGAACCTGGATTTTATCAAGTTACTTCTTCTACTGCAGATTCAATGACTATGGTCCGTTTGTCTGACGGGTCATCAGGTTCTTTTACTGCTTCACAGCTAGTAACAGGTCCTGTCACTGAAGCTAATGAGCCATTTAAAGTTCTTACTAAGACCATTAAAGGTCTAGGGAAAACTCTCTGTGTCGAAGGTTCTGTTGACTCTATTTTTAAGAGTGCTGACGGAACTTCTGCGCAACTTTCTAATCAGCAAAAGATTTCTCAAGCTGAAGAAAAAAATATAATGACCTATACCAAAGGTTCTACTTCTGAGTCTTTCACTTCGGGCGGAGAGATTGTTCTGGCCGTAGGGTCAACTGAGGCTTTGGCTGAAATGTCTATCGGCTCTGAAATGATCGAATTTAAAGTTGCTGGCATCACTAGATTCTCTGCTTCTTTCAAGCAATTTAGAACGATGGCTGACCTTGCAAGTTACATCTCTAGTCAAACTGGATTCTCTGCAACGGTAACAAGCTCTAAGTTTAACTCTTTGCAGCCTTCAAGCTTAGACAAAGGAACATTCTCAATCTCTGGATTGGCTTCTCATAAGAACGGACGGATTAAGCGTGACGCTTCTGCATGGCTAGCTCAGAACTCTGCTTCAGCTTTAGTTGAAGCTAGTTTACAATCTCAATCGGGTCTTCCTGAAGTTACGTCTACAGAAAAGTACCTTGAGGGTGGCTCTAAAGGTGGAACAACTTCGGCCTTAGTTGTTGCAGCTATCGACGCAATCGAAAAACTTGACACTAATTTCGTAGTGCCACTGTTTTCAGTGGACGCTACCGAAGATATTGCTCTTGAGCAAACAGAAAGCTCATCTACATACTCTGTTGACGCAATCAACTCTTATGTACAAGCTCACGTCCTTAAGATGTCTGCAATCAAAATGCGTAAAAACCGTATTGGTATCGTTTCCAAAAGAGCTTCTTATGAAGACTGTAAAGAAGCTGCTGGGAACCTTAACTCTTTCCGTATGTACCTGTGCTTCGAGGATATGAAAGCTCCAGGTTCAACTGAATTCTCTCAGCCTTACATGGCTGCGGTTGTTGCTGCAGGGATGCAGTCTGCTGCTGGGTATAAAGGTATCGTTAAAAAGTTTGCTAACACGGCTGGAACAAGAGTTCCATTCGGCGATTTTGACGCTAGCAACCCAGGAGACACAGAAGACGCATTGACTTCTGGACTTCTTTTCACCGAGAAAGTTCCTACGGGCGGATACAGATGGTTTTCTGATCAATCTACTTACACGGTAGATAATAACTTTGTTTACAATAGTTTACAGGCTGTTTATATTTCAGACCTTATCGTCTTGACGTTGATCGAAAGATTCGACAGATTGGTTGTTGGCAAGTCAGTTGCAGAAATCTCTGCAGCTACAGCCCTTTCAATCCTAGAAGCTGAAATGTTTAACTTCAAACGTTTACGCTGGATTGCTTCTTCAGACGACGCAATTAAAGGATATAAAAATCCTTCAGCTACAATCACTGGTCCTGTTCTAGAGATCTCTTGCGAAATTAAGCTTGCTGGCTTGATCTACTTCGTACCAATCTCTTTGACAGTAAGTGAAGTCCAACAATCGGCATAATAGATAGGAGATAATAAGATATGGCTAAACCAACAATTTTAACAGGCGCAAGGGCGAAAGTTCTGATCAACGGGAACCTTGTAGGCCTTTTTAACAACTGCACATGGCAACAAAGACAAGGTAAAGAACCTGCCTTTATCCTAGGCCGTTTTAACCCTGCAGAGATTACTCCTACTACTCAGGAAGCGGTGTCAATCACTCTTACTGGATACAGGGTTGTCGACGCTGGACCTTATAAAGTAGCTAACGCTACCCTTCTTAAAAACCTTCTTACAGAAGAAGATTTTACAGTTGACGTTTTAGATCGTCAAACTGGTAAAGTAATTTTCAGAGCTGTAGGATGTAGAGTTCAAGGATGGTCATCTGGTGTAGCTGCTCGTGGTGTTTCAGATATTCGTGTAGATATCATTGGCATTAAAGGTGAGGACGAATTCGGTATCTCTACTGGCGGCGACGATGATACAAATACAGCGTCTAATCTGGACGACGGTACGTAGTATTACAATTCGCAATTTGCAATACAGGGCTAGGAGAAATCCTAGCCTTTTTTATTTCTGGTCGCCTAAAAGATTGGCTATGCTTAGCTACAACCTGTGCGGCACTAAAAGTTCCAGCTGCATACCCTAGCATAAACGCAATTGCCGTCAACATCACAATTAAAAGTTCAATAATCACAATTACCTCTTTGCATAAACTCTAAGTTTGCCAGTTTTCTTATCAAGAACGAGGGAGATTTCTGTAGGCATCGGCTCATCTTGAGGAAGTTTTACCCTAGAAAGGTTTGCACGAAGAACACTGCCTGATATAGTCACACCATGTACCTGATACTGCTCTACTGTTGGTTTAAATTTCATTCTCATTCTAGCTAACCGTCTTGCGACCTTTCTGTTGGGTGCGTCCTTTGGATTTTTGACAGCTGACCCAAGATAAACATTGACGGTCATATCACCCAAACCGTCAATAAAGTGCTCAAAGATATCATGAATAAGAACGTTTGCTAGCTTTTCGAAAGAAAACGCTACGGTAATTTCAGTAAGTTTATCTTTATGGCGTAGATTGCGTCTACGTCTAAGCGGCAGAGATTGTGAAGATTTTGATAACCCATCATAATGGAAAAAGTTTACATCTCTGACTGTTTGGGTTTTCTGATCAACATACATAGTTTCGCTCATACGGCTACCTCACCTTTAATTGTTGGATGTGAATTGTAATTAATGATCTTAATATCATTCATAGTGAAACTATTAATATCTTTTACTTTAGGGTTTAACCAAAGCTCTGGTCCGATCATTGGCTCTCTAGATATTTGAAGTTTCATTTGATCAATGTGGTTAGAATAAATATGGGCATCACCAATCGTATGTACAAAATCCCCTACGCCCAGCCCAGTGACCTGCGCTACCATGTGAGTAAGCATTGCATACGATGCAATATTAAAAGGAACTCCCAAAAATACATCCCCAGACCTTTGATAAAGCTGGCAAGACAGCTCTCCATCTTGAACATAAAACTGAAACATCGTGTGGCAGGCTGGAAGGCTTTGTTTGGGGATGTCTTCTGGGTTCCAGGCTGTTACGATCATACGGCGTGAGTCTGGCGTCTTTTTAATTTGCTCAATTACATTAAAAATTTGATCTACTTTCCCCCCATATTTCCGCCATTGATAACCATAGATGGGACCAAGATCTCCGTCTGGTTTTGCCCATTCATCCCAGATATTTACACCCATAGCCTTTAGGTCATTATTGTTGGTGGAGCCAGTCAAAAACCAAAGCAGTTCGCCAATAATACCTTTTGTAAACATTTTTTTAGTAGTAAGAAGTGGAAAGTTTTCTTTTAAATTAAATCTCATTTGATGACCAAAAATACCTATTGTACCAGTTCCGGTTCTATCAGTTCTGGTCTTACCATGCTGAAGAATAGTCCTGACTAAACTAAGGTATTGTTGCTCATTATTGTTCATACTTTAAGATCTCCAGGAAACCTTCAAGTTTGTATTCTTTAATTTTTTTAAGCGCATATGTCTTTTTAATTTTACCGCTAACAACAGCGGCCTTCATTTCTTTGTAAACTCTTCGTCCTTGAGTCACCATCATCTTTTTTAGGTCTTCCTGATTCTTTTTATTATAAGTAAGCCAGAAGTGCCTCATTAACCTTGCCTTGTGATCAAAATCACCCAATGTCATCTAATCCTCCGATGTCTGATCGTGGAGCGTCAAGGTCCGGAACTTCAAAAGGCACTTCGATACCCTTAGACCTCAAAAGTCTGTCCAATCCGTGCAAAAACAGGTAGACTTGGGTCTCCTTCGTTCCTTCTGGAAACTTACCGCCCTGAATAAACTTACCGTGCGCTGCATCAATAATTGCTCTCATTTCATAATTACCAATTTTAAGTCTCATGTCAGCCCTCAAGTCCGTAATCTTTAGGTAACTTTTTGGCACGTTTCTTGTAGAAAAAATATTTATTGTGTGGTGACTCAGCTTTGCACGGCTGATGCTTACCTTTTTTGTTTTTAAGTTCTTTCTTACAGGTACGCTTAATTAGCATAAGTTCTACTTTCTTTAAAGTTGCGGCAGGTGGGATTTCAACCCAACCCAGTCTTACCTGGGACCAGCAAAGGGAACTTGCCGAGGTGTCGCACGACCTCGCCTGCCGCATTAATTATTTAGCCTTCACAGTCAGTTTATCGTACTTAGACTCTTTAATCAAGCCTTTTTCTACGACAACTACAGGTCCTAAAGCCTCCAAAAGCTCATTAGCCGATACCACGCGGTTCTGGGTAACTTCCTTAACCTCGATTTTATAGTCATCAGTCTCGGTCGAACCAAACTTAATTAGGTCTTTTTTAAGCTCAGACTCGATAGCTTCCAGAGCCTTGATTTGCTCTTTAATTTCCAGGTATTTCTTACTTAATGTATTAATCGTTTGGTTTGTTAAGCTCACGCTCTTATCTCCTTGTATATGTAAAATATACCATATCTAATATAGGCCTGTCAACAAGAAATACCTAATCTTATAAAAGCTAGAGAAATGGTCTCTAATTGCGACACGGGTCGCAACGGTTTGAAAAAACTGAGGAATATGTATGACAAAAAAACCAGACGTTTACGAACGTAAATGGCCTACAGTAATTTTATCTCCTATTCAGGTGGCAAACCACATTGTCACTGTTCCATCTACAAAAGGTCT